GCGGTTAAAAGCAAACCCGTTCGGACATTAAGAACACTTTTCCTAATATTGGAAAGCCCAGTACGGAAAGCCCTAAACCCCCGCGCCGTGCGGCTTAACTGGGTTTCAGTTTTCTTTAATGTCTTAGTAAGTGTTTGTAAGCGGCGGTTAGCTTCGTCGCGTAACGCTATAGTTATTTTTAAAGTTTCACTTGCTGGCATAGCTACCCCTTACGTTTCAGATATCTACGCCATTCCTTTTTATCAGCAAACCTACCGACGCGTGTAGCTATAGCAATTCGCTTTTCATTTTCAAACGCTATCTTTTGGTGTTCGTTTAGCGCGTCGATCATAAAGGAATACCCGTAGTCAAATACGTTTACGTGGCCTGCTTCGACAAGGGTACAGCAAAGCTTGAAAAGTCCGCGATAATTGCCTTCTTTAGTTCCCCTAATGTTTGGCCTATGCCCGCGTTGCGGGCTAACTCGAAAAAAGTTTTATTAACCTCTTCAAAGTTATCCCAAATGATTTTCAATTCACTGGGGGCCATTTCAATTAAATCATCTAATTCGATATTACTACATAGGGGTAGCAATCGCGTTTGGAAAAGTTCCTTTAATGCGTCAACGCTTAACTTATCTATGGCCTTATCTTTCGACAAGTCAATGATTTCTTTCACGGTTAACTCATTGACTTCAAATTTTTTCTTATGGCCTTCAATATCAAAGGTTTTCTTTAAACGCATAATTACTTGTCTCCTTATTGCGTGGCATCAAGCTTACGTGGTTGTAGTCGTTGTCGTCGTCGTGGTCGCTTGCGTTACGTTAAAGTAGGGGCTTGACGCGTGGTTAGCAACGTCGGCCAAACCTTCGGCGGTAAAAGACATTATCATCCAATCTTCGCCGATTAACTGCATAGCGCCATTCGGGGACAAAGTACATTTCCAAAATTCCCATGTCTGGTTTTGACCAGTGGGGTTATCGCTGATAAACTTTAACGCGTATTCGCGCGTTACGTTAGTCATAGCGGTTAGTATATTGCCGGATTGTTCGCCCATGATAAAGATTTTTAAATTCTCGGCGGCGATTTCGTCAAGGTCGAAAGTTAAAGCATACTCGGTTTGTATAACCGGGTTTTTGTCCTTTGTTCTAAAACCGCTTCGGCTTGAGTAATGAGGTAAACGTTCAAGCGACGGTTCGATTTCAAAGCTGGGACAATTCCCTATATCCCTATACGCACCGGGCGTTCCGCCCGACCATTCGGCAATATAAAGAATACCTTTACCTATTGCATAATTTTCTACGTCATGCGGCGTTGGCATAATTTATATTCCTTCCGTTGTATGTAGGTATTTAATGTTTACAGTTAAGTTAAATGCTAAAAAAGGGTCCCAGTATTCGGGGTCGTACTGTATAGTCAATAACGTCTGTATAGCCAAACCGCCGTAAGTAGGTTCGGCATAAAGGACTTTCCAAATGTCGTCGGCCATTGAAGATACTTTACTATCTAAGTCGTCGTCGATCTGATTATACATATCATAAACGTAAATCTCTATAGGCAACGTAGAAGTAATTAAGTCAACCCCTGCTACACGACGGCTTGATTTTTTTTCAACCGGCTTCGGTAAACCGCCTACAACGGCGGCTATAGGAAACTGGGGCAACGCAAATTCCTGTAGACTTGCGCGGGTTTGCTTTGCCCGTCTTACTACGTCGATTACCGGAACGGTTTTCATTCTGTTAATGACTTCTTTAATAAGCCTTTCGCGTTTGCTGTTTTCAGCCACGTTAACCCCTTCGCATTAATTCGTTTAAATGGTCTGTTATCATTTGTTCGATTTCGGCCTGTTCATCTGTACTAACTGCAAAGAACCGCCTTTCCTCATTCAAGGCAAATGCCTTAAGTGGGGATGCAACGTCGTTCGGGTCCGTTGTATTTGAAAAAAATATTTCTACTTCCGACCGACTTGTATCGAAGGTTATTGAATTCATCATGGTCCCGGTAAAGAATAAATTGACTTTATTTACCGGCCTACCCGCCTTTGTTCTAAACGCACGGTACGCGGGGGTATAAGGCGCAAATGGACTACCTTCAACGTCTTCGCCCCTTGACGTTCGGCCATTAATTGAAGCAATTACATATAAGGCTATGTCGCTTAATAACTCTTCAGTTATTAATTCCCGGCCCATTGTAGTCATTCGATCTATTAGGGCGTTCAAGCCTTGTATCTGCATTACTTCACGCGGCATAATGTCTATACCTTTTGCAATCGTCGAATTTTAGGTTGATAGGTTTCGTCGGGTTCAATCGTTCCGCTTTCGTCCCAGTCATAGTTAATCCCGATTGCTAACAATTCCTGTAATTCGTCGTTATAGCGATTTCTAAATAAAGACATTTCGCGTTCAAAGCCGTCCGCTTCTGGACTATCTTTCATTAGGTATAGGTATAGCAATTCCAGCGACTTGTAGGATGCTAAACGCCGTACTTGGTCAATGTCTACAAGTTCGGGGTCAAAGGGGGTTTCCCTATAATCAAGCCCGTATTCGCTGGCTATTGCCTTATACCACTTACCTATAAGCGCGCGATTGACTATATCAAAGCTTTCCTCATGCTGGGTTAGCCAATCGCTTACGCCTAAGTCTAAGACGTTAGGACGAATTTTGACTATATCTTCGTCCGTACTGTAAAAGGTCCGCGCCATTATTTTTTCCTCCGCTTAATCTTGCGTTTTGTCGGCGAAGGTTCATCATCGGCCTTTCGCTTGTCTTCTTCTAAACCCCCAGCCGCCGCGAGTTTAACAGCGTCTTGTTGTTCGGTTTTAGGAAGAGTTTTTAAGTTAACGTCCGGCGTATCAATAGGTACAGGCTTGTAGATAATTTCCGGCGGGTACTTAGCGTCAAGTGCCACTTCCGGGTAGCCCATAGCTTGTAATACTTTTACTATCTTTTCGTCGTCCGTTATAAATTGGCCGTTAATAAATTCCGCTAACGGGGAATCGGTCTTCGGATTCCAAACGATTGTAGGCAAAGTCGCCCGGTAAAATCTTCGTTTTTTACCCATTTAACTACCTCCATTCGACAAACAAATGACTACATTAATTAGGGAACTGTAGTCGTAGTTGTGCTACTTGTCGTCGTGGTTGTGGTTGTCGTGGTCGTAGACCATCCCGTACCCTCTTCAATCGCTTCGTTTACGTCCTTCGCCCAGCGTCGAACGTAGGGGGGTTGCCCCAAAGCGTTTTCCATTTTATCACGGTCTGCTTGACTCATAGTTAATTACCTCCTTTTATTTATTTGTATTACTATACGGTTTTGTAGTCAAACCGTTAGCAAGTAATAGTTAGGAAGTAGCTAACGCGGTTATGGTCCCGTGATACTCTTCGGGTCCATAGTCGAGTCCGACTTGACCGTAAATTTGGCCCTTCTCAGCCGCGCCGGTTTTGCTCAATTCCTCATAGAACAAAACGCCTTTTTCGGGAACCGGCAAGAAGACGGGGCTACAAACGGAAAGGTCTGCAATAAGTAAAGTAGCGGCGGGAACATTCGGCGCCCAAACGATACCCAGTATAGCAAAGTCGGTTTCAATCTGATTGATATTGTAACCGCCTATGTTCCGGTCTTGCGGGGCGTACCCGTAAATGTCGGAAATTTTTTGCTTCTGGAAGGCATTGACGAAAATTACCGGGTTAACAAACTCACTACCATTACTTGCCATTGTCCGTAGAAGCTGGTCAATCAAGGGTTTAGACAATGCCGCCCCGCCAGCCGCTACCGTGTTCGTAGCGCAAGCGGTAATGATACCGCGTGACTTCGCGGCGGTCGTGGCATTGGTCGCCTTTTGATACAACCCATTAAGGAACGTGTAGTCAACGTTGACCGCAATTTGTCTCATGTGCGCGCTGATTTGAAAATCACGTTCGTTCTGGACGGGTTGCTGATTTGTAATGTCTACATGACCAGCCGGGTCGACAAGTACTTGACCCACTACTGATTGCTTCGCATAGGAAACCGTTACGGCCCTATGGAAGATTTGAACCGTGTTAACATCTTGGTCGCGGACGTAGGTCCACGGCGTAGGCGCGGTTAATGAAGCCTGTTCGGTTACTGCGGGTTGACTTGCGGCTTCGAGCGCCCACGGTTGAGCAAGCGGGAATTGAAAGTCGGCAACGGTTCGTATATTACCGCCTTGCAAACCGCCAATCATGTTTAGGAACGGCGTCTGATTTGCACCAATGAGGAAAAGTTCGCCGGTATAGTTCGGACAATTCCAACTGGTTGCTATTGCATTTACATTAGGCATTTTAAAATTCCTCCTTAGTCATTTGCAAAGCCCTACGCCGCCGCGCTTTTTCGTTCCTGTTGAATTTTAAAGATACGATTTTTTAGAACTATCATAGCTTTTGAATCACCTTCTTTTTGCGCGTCGCCGTATTGCTTCTGTAGTTTTTCAAGTTCGTCGTCGCCAGCGCCGCCTGTACCCCCTTGACCTCCGCTACCGCCACTACCGGGTTTACCGCCCCGTAGTAATTGATCTTTGCCGGGGTAGGAATCAAAAATGAAAGTCATAGCTTCGTTAAAGCCTGCAATTTCGCCGGGGTTTTCGCGTGAAAGAATTTGGTCCCCGGTATCATTGTAGGCAATCAATTTCAGCTTTGAAGTCTTTTCGTCTTCCTCCACTTTAAAGTACTTCCCGAAATACGTTTCCGCAATTTCGGGCGGTAGGTTTGTCTTAGGTTCGGTTCCGCTAAAGAAGGGCGAAGTAGCAAATTTATTGCTAACCATAAGCGTTCGGATTTGATTATCCTTTTTGCTTAAGGTAGCTTTGTAGTCATTTTCCTTTTGGATGAATGACTTCCTAACGCCGTCTACTTGTTCGTCGTAAGCGTCTTTCATATCTGCTTTTAACTTGTCCACTTTATCGGCCTTAAGCCAATCCTTTTCATTAAAATTTTCTACGGTAGTTATAGCTTCATCGGCTTTGGTTTTCCATTCGCCTAAGTCGTCTATGCCGTCGAAAATTTTGTATGACTCCTTTAATGCGTCGCCGCTTTCCCTATGGGTCTTGCTTTCCTTTCCAAGATCAATTATTTTTTGATACATGGAAATAGGGTCGAGCGCTACCTCTTTTCCATCGGGGTCAATGTAAACTGGCTTCCCGTCTGCGAATACAGGGGTCTTGTGTTCGTCTTCACTGACTTTTTGTTTCCACTTTTTTGGCATGGTGTCCACCTTTTGCCCCGTCCGGGGACGTTTGTAGTAAAAAGTTTTGGCTTCGTCCGAAGCCCCTTAGTCATTGGCTTATGGTTTAAATGAAAATAACCCTAAGTCATTTTTATCATGGTTCCTAACGTCGTAATGTAGCCATGAGATATCCAGTTCTATAGCCGTTATGTATTTGTAAGTTGCCCCGTTGGGCTGGGCTATTATGTCTTGTCTTATCTCTTCGGCTGTTACCTTTATAGGAACCATATCTAACGCGCGCCCGAAGCGGTGCTGGCTGTACGTCGCACCTATTGTGCAATCGGGTCCGCGATAACCTCTATATAAATGTTTACCGCCCCACGCCCATGTATTAACTACAATGGTTCCGAAGCGTTTCCTTATTAAGTCGGCGGTAATCAATACCCTATCATCGAACAAAGTAAAAATTCGATCACCCAGTATAGCTATTACATGGTCGTGCGTTACCGGGTCAAATAACTCTTTACTACTAAAGTAATCGGGTTTATACATTTACCTTGCTTTCGTTATAGCTACCAAAAAGTTTTATTAGCCTAAGTAGCGTTTTCTTAGCAAGCGTTTTATTAATGCGTTTGTTTTTTAAATCTGACATTATAAAGCTTTTACTATAGTCGCGCTTGTCGAAGCTTTTTTCAAAAATGGTTAACTCTATTTTAATGTAAGGCATTTGTCGAACGCGGCTTAACGTGCTGGAAACCTGCTTATAGCGTTCGCGCTGGCAGTTCGCGGACGGCCATTTATAAAGGAATTAGGACGATAAGCCCAGCGTTGAACACTCCAGCTTCTTACATTAAAGTGTAATGGGAAACCATTTCGGCCTATAGACATTCGTTTAAAGCTAACATTACTTATAGGAATTATTTTAATTCCTAACGGAAAATTAGACATTACTTTTTTTCCCATTGGCTACCCCTTTCGTCTTCTTTTTTTTCTTGCCAGTTTTCCCATAAGCCGCCGAAAATATTTTCGTCGCTTGTAGGCGTTTGGATTATAGTCAAAGTTCCTACTTCCTTTTCTTTAATCTGTTTTCTGATTTCATCTAAAATGCAAGCCATTCGTCGGACCCTTCCCGCCTTCGCGTTTGTTCATGTAGTTATGTTGCGCTTCTATGGAATAAGCTTTGTTCATGTAGTTATGTTGCGCTTCTAACGAATAG